TATGGACTTTATTTGGAACTCGTCTAATTCAGAAAACACATTCCTTGCATTCTGCGGCGTTACTAATGCTTTGTGAAGTTTCTCTTGGTCTACTGCAATGTTTTTAATATAAGAATATGCATAATCTCCTACGAATTTTTTCAAATTACCCATATATATATATCAACCTGCCTTTCTATCCGATCCACTGTTTTTTTACTGTGTCATAAATGACCCCGTTTGCATCCTGATATTCTTTGTACCTGGAATATGTAAACCGTAAACATTTATGACCATTCACATAAACAATGTTTTTATTTCCATTATCAACGGCAAATCTTTCACGCCACCTAGCAGCTTCCCATGCTTCTTTCATTTCACCTCTGAATCTTCTTGCCTTCTCCATTTTTACTCCTCCTGTTTTCTCTTCATAATTCCATTTGCTGCCTGTACACATCCGTATAACCAACCATTCAGGTAATCAATGTTGTAGCAATACTGCGTCCAATCTCCGTTTTT